ACGAGAACCCCACAGAACTGTTCAGGCGGGTCTACGATTCCCTACAGGACGTTCTTGTACCTCAGACCATTCCCAATGCGATAACCTTGTTGGCAGACTACCAATACAAATCTGCGTTTGTGGCAGACCAAGAAATTAATATGATGGCCTTTCTTATAGAACTTATGGTGGCCTGTGAATTTAAGTGACGTATTAAATTCAATTAATTACTCTAAAGTAAACCTGCTCAGTCAGGGCCTAAACTCCGAATACGTTCCGTATGTGGTTAATCGATGTCTTTCCTATTTTCCAGACACCTTATTTCATGCCAACAGGATGAATACTCGATCCAGCCTGACTCGAGATCAACAATACCAATATTATCTTGAAGGCCTTTCTAAAAGAAAACGATTCAGTAAATGGATTAAACCGGAAACTGATTCTGATTTGGAAACAGTTATGCAGTATTACGGATACTCTAGGAGACATGCCCAGACCGTTCTTCCGTTAATTTCTAAGGAACAAATGGATCAACTTAAAAATTCTCTTAAAACAGGAGGTCAAAAGCCAAAAAACCATAAATAATTCAAATAATGATGTTGCAATCATTAATTATGGAGAATTTATGGAAACGGATGAATCAAACGAAGATCCAGATATTTTTGATGGACTGGGTGTAGAAATTGTTCTTAAAACCAAAGAAGACTTTCTGAAAGTAAAAGAAACTCTTACTCGTCTTGGGGTAAGTTCTAGAACAGAAAAAAAACTATGGCAAAGTTGTCACATATTACACAAACGAGGCAAATACGCCATAATGCATTTTAAAGAAATGTTTTTATTAGATGGCCTGAAAAGTGACCTGAGCGAAGAAGATGTGGGCAGAAGAAACACTATAGTTCGATTATTAACTGAATGGGGTTTAGTTGTACCGGTAGACGAAGAAGAATACAAAGAACCTCAAATAAGCTTAGCAAAACTTAAAATAATTTCACATAAAGATAAACAAGATTGGCAACTCATTCCTAAATATCATATCGGCAAGAAGTGATTTGACCTTTATATTATGAAGACACAATTAATTTCGTTCTACGCAGATGTAGACAACAGAACTTATTATAGTGATCATGCCCGCAGATTAAAAGAAAACTGCGAAAAATTAAATATTCCCATAGATATCAGAGAACTTCCTTCCAAACACGACTACAGGTTAAACTGTTTAAGTAAACCTAAATTTATATTCGATATGTTAACAGAGAAAAAATGTCCAATTGTGTGGATGGATGTAGATTCTATAATTCATCAGACACTTGATATATTCGATGAGTTAGGTGATATTGACGTGGCGTTTGCCTATCATCTAGACGATCCTAGCTTGGCACCAATTAACGCATCTAAGGCGTCTCCTATTTATTTTAATTATACTGATATAATGCTTGAATTTTTACAGTATTGGATTACAATGGCAGAGCAGGTCAATCAGTCTGATACTCCTGTATTCGATCATGAATTATTAATGTTTAGTGTTATTCCAAAATATTACGATAAAATGAAAATACATCGTCTTAACAGAGAATATGCAGTTTGGCCAGGAACTAGCATGGGAACAGAACAAACTCCCAGAATAACAATGGGAATCGCAGACGGAGACTCTAAACGAAAAGGTTTGGAAAATATGGGAATGTGTTCAGCAAATATTGATAATCAACTCATAGGAAATCGTTTCAATGAAACCTAAAATAAAATGTTTAGGTGCTCCATTTGACACAGAGTTTTCTTCGTGTTCTGATATTAAACCTGCAAATTTTGAATGGAGTTTGGTAGAAGGAGATTATCTGGTTCATATCGATCGCGGTTTATTCATAGAACCAGAATCAAACTTTAGGTATTTTAAAGAAAAGCGATTTGGATGGACATGTGAATCTAGTCATATTATTCCTGATGTGGTAGAATTTTTAAAACAAAAACACAATGTTTTATTCGCCGAGTACTATAATAAAATATTTACACATAACTCAAGTCTACTGGAATTAGATTCAAGATTTGTGTATTGTCCAAACGGCAGTAATTATCCATGGATTCCTAAATCACAATGGGGAATATACAACAAAACAAAATTATGTTCCATGTTTTGTTCTCCCAAGCGCATGACAGAAGGCCATGTGTATCGCCATCAAATAGCAAGATTAGCATTAGATTGTGGATTTGATGTATTTGGTGGAGCTCACGGAACCCCTAGAACAGTTAGTGATCCAAGAAATCCTTGGAATACTAAACTAGATGGAATTAAAGATTACATGTTTAATGTAGTAATCGAAAATGGAGTATACGATTCGTATTGGACAGAAAAATTAACAGACTGTTTTGCTACAGGAACTGTACCGATTTATTTGGGCACAAAACAGTTGCCAAAAATATTTGATGAATCAGGAATAATTAGATTAGAAATTGGAAAAGAAAAAGAAATACTTGATTCTTTAAATAAGAATACATATATAAGTAAAAAAAATAGTGTTATTAATAATTGGAACGCACTAAATCAATTAAAATTGACTGATAATGAATTATTTGAGATTATAAAAAATGAAACCAATAATATTTAATGCAGACTATTTACTAGATCCAAATTTAATGAAATTTGATAAACCTGTAGAAATACATGTTTCTAGATTTTCTAAAACAGAATACAGTTTACAAAAATTATTTAAAATTTCAATTTATAATAAGTATAACGCGGTTGTAAAGGCCGTTTCTATCTTTGCATCATCTCGGATAAATCCCTACGATGCTGGCATCTTCTATTGTCCATATGTTCCATATTATAAAATTAAATTTCAAAACAAAAATGCTTACAAGGTTCTTTTATTATCAAATGAACCGGAATGCTCAATAAACAAAGAAAGTATCAAAGACATAATCGCATACCATAAAGAATATGATCTTATATTATGTACAGATTCTGAAATTTTAAAAAATTGTGATAATTCAGTTCTATTTCCGTATGGAGGAACTTGGTTAAATAAAGTAGAAATGCAACATCCTGATTCTTTAGGTGTTTACGAGGAAGGAATAGAAAATTCTTTTTTAAATAAAAAATTCAAAGCATCGTTTTTGACTACTAGTCATTTAGGAATGATTGGTTATGATATGAGAAAAATAATATGGAATAACCGAGATAAAATAAAAATTCCAACAGTATTTTGGTCTAGCCGTAGGTTCCCAACCAATAATAGAACATTCTCAAACACACTACACGATGGTTTAATTCCTAACGATTTAAAAGACAATTTATTTTATTCTCAATTTTGCATTGTTGCTGAAAACTGTATTCAATCTAATTATTTTTCAGAAAAAATAATAGATTGTTTATTAACAAAAACTATACCAATATATTTTGGTTGTCCAAATATTTCGGATTATTTTGATACTAGAGGTATATTAATATTTAATGATTTTGATGAATTTTTAAATATTATTAATAATTTAACAGAATCGACATATGAGAATATGAAAGAATATATAGAATTAAATTTTAATATGGCTAAAGAATATGGAAAAAGTTTTACAAAACGAGTAGAAAATGTTATTCAAAATAATATAAATCCTAAAGAAACACTTACACAAAAATAAAAGGAAAATTTAAATGACTATAGAATATTATGGAATAGAAGGAGATTGGAGTCCATTACCCACTTATTTGGACTCAGTGTGGACAAATGGTTGCTTTGATATTTTGCATTTAGGCCATCTAGAATTATTATCAAAATGTCGAGAAGAAAGCAACAAATTAAATAATTCTTTAGTTTTTGTTGGTCTAGATTCAGACAAAAGAATAAAATCCAATAAAGGAAACGACAGACCAATAAATAGTATAACTACTAGAGTTTCTATGCTTTTATCATTAAAATATATTGATGGCATTTTTGTGTATGATACCGATGAAGAATTAGATTCTATTGTTGCTGATATTAAACCTACAAAAATGATCATAGGTGATGATTATAAAAATAAAAAAGTAATAGGCAGAGAACATGCTAAATATATTGATTTTTTTACAAAAATAGAAAATATGTCAACAAGTACTATTATAAAAAAAATCAGAGAAAATTGAAATGAAACAAGTACTCGTGCAACAAGAATGTGGACTTGGTGATATATTGTTTTGCCAAGGAACATCAAACGTTTTTAAAAAACAAGGATGTGATGTAATATGGCCAATTGTTCCACAATTATTGGAATCTGGTCTTGTAAAAAGTGAGTTTAATTTTAATGAAGTTATGTGCCATTATCTTTGGTCGGCAACCAAAACCTTAATACAGAAATAATATATTATGACAAAAATTTATAGTGAAAAAAATGGATATGATATTATCTCCAGAGATATTGAAGAAAATTTTCATACTTACATTAATAAAACCAAAGATGATATTAAAACAATAGTTATTGTTGGTGGTTATCATTGCTGGGAAGCAGAAACATATTTACAGTTATATAAAAATTGTAAACTTTATATTTTTGAACCAGTTCCTGAGTTTTTTGATGTTATAAAACAAAAATATGGATCTAATCCTAGATGCGATCTATATAATATCGCTATAACCAATACGGTAGGAGAAATAGACTTTTATAGAACATCTCAGCCAGGATCTGATTCAATATATCCAGTTATTGAAAATAACAACAGCGGATACTCTTTTAAATCTGTATTTAAAATTAAAGTAAAATCTGATAAATTAAAAAATATAATAAAAGAAAATATAGATCTTTTACAAATTGATGTTCAAGGTGCAGAATTAGAAGTTCTTAAAAGCACAGATCTAGATAATGTTTCTTGTATTTTTGCCGAAATACAAATGTCTGAAAATATAAATAATCAAGTGTATTATAATCAATGTTTTTCAGAAGATTTAAAACAACACTTAGATGAAAAATTTAGTCTTCATTCTTTGGGTTTAGATAATGAATTAAAAAATGGAACTGGTAATAGTTTTTGGATAAAAAGTAAAGGATAAATTATGAAATTTTTAATCACAGGTAAATTCATGTGTTTAACATTTAAAATATCCCCAATGATATCAGCAATATTACCATCAGAATATAAATTAGTAACAAAAGAATATTTGAATGGAGTTTGGGTTGATAACTGAAACTATATACATAAGACAGAATGCTGGTCTTGGTGATATTTTGTATTTACAAAAAGTAGCTTCTCATTTATTAAATTTTGGACATAAAATAATTTGGCCTGTAATAGAACAATATGAATATATTAAGGATTATATTCAAAAACCAAATTTATCATTTGTTTCTTTAACTTCTTTAACTGATTTTGAAAAAGATTTATATAAGTCAAATATTGTGGTAAAAAACGATTCCTTTATCTATATTCCAATAGACATTTTATGTCATGCGATGGGAAACTGTAGTAGGGTAATGGAATCTAAATATGATTTTTTTGAAATGAATCATAAAAATTGGCAAGACTTTGTTTCTCCCATGAGAAATATAGAAAGAGAAGAGAAGTTAAGAATTTTTTTAAGTTTAGAAAAAGATGAACCATTTGTTTTTGTAAACAAATTATTTGCATCACCTCCAGATTTAATTGAAGTTGATTATAAAATCGATACAGAATATAGAGTTATTGAAAATAGAAAAGAATATATAAATCTTTTTAGAACTTTTGATTTTTCTTGGATTTTAGAAAATGCAAAAGAAATTCATACGATAGAGACTTCTTTTTGTTATCTTGTAGAATGTTTAAATACTACGGATAAATTATACATGTATCCAAGGATGCTGAATAAAAATAATCCTCAATATTTAAATTACGATTACATTAGTGGTGTTTATAGAAAAAAATGGAATTATATGATGGTGGAGTAATTATGGGTGATTTAAGAATATTTGATATAGGACAAATTAAATATGAAACTATGCTTAATTAGACAAAATAGTGGGCTGGGAGATATTATTTTTAGCCAAGGTATCTCTAATTATTATTCAAATTTAGGATATAAAGTTATATGGCCCATTATACGGGAATTGGTAAATGAAGTAAAATATTTAAAATCATCTGCTGAATTTTATAATGATGAAAATGACTTTCCTATGAAGCAATGGTTTTTAGAAAAATTCAATAGAAATGAAATTGTTGAAGATTCTAATGCAATGTATTTGCCAATTTCTGAATCTTCTCTAATCGTGGGTGGAAAAACCATGCAGAGCAAATATGCTATGTGTGGATTAGACTATAATATTTGGAAAGATAATTTTATAATTAATAGAAATGTTAAAAAGGAAAATGAACTTTACTATGATGTTTTAGGTCTTAAAGATGGAGAGCCATATTGTGTGAAAAATGAAACATGGTGTACCAGACCAAATTACACTAAAAATTTATCCACATTTGATAATTATTATCCTTGTTCTAAAATAGTAAAAATGAGCATACTTTCAGGGTTTTCATTATTTGACTGGTGTAAAGTTTTTGAAAACATGGAATCAATTGTGACTGTTGACACATCTATAATGTATGTTTTTGAAAAATTAAACTTAAAAAATAAAATAAACTTTTTATCCATAACAAGAGGACCACATACGCAAAACGAAATACAGAAATTGTTTGAAATCCCGTGGAGATATATTCATGCTTGAAACTATTAAATTTAATCAAAAAACTTATCCTAAATTCCAAAGCGAAGGTAATGCTGCACAGTTTGCAATTCCATATGCAAGACAGGTATGCAAAGGAGATGGAGTTGATATTGGATGTATGAAGGAAGAGTGGGCATTTCCTGGCGCAAAATTAGTTGATCCACTATTAGAAGCAAATTACCATGCATTAGATTTTCCTTACAAAAATTTAGATTATATTTTTTCATCACATTGCTTAGAACACGTTCATTCTTGGGTTGATGCTATGGATTACTGGTATTCTAAATTAAAAAATGGTGGTGTGATATTTTTATATCTCCCAGATTATAGTCAAGAATATTGGCGTCCGTGGAACAACAGAAAACACTTAAATATATTTACTCCTCAAATTATTGAAGATTATATGATTGATCGTGGTTATATTAATATATTTAAATCTGGTATTGATTTAAATAATGCATTTATGATAATGGGAGAAAAATGAAATATCATTCTAATTCCAGAGAATATCAAGATTTTTTTGTTTTATCAGTTTTGTCTAGTAAGACTAATGGTTTTTATTTGGAAATAGGAAGCTCATATCCAATTCAAGATAATAATACTTTTTTACTGGAAAATAATTTTAAATGGTCTGGTATATCAATAGATAATAGACACGATGCTGTAGAACAATTTAATCAAGTAAGAAAAAATAAATGCATATGCGCTGATGCGACTTCTATTGATTTTGATAAATTATTGGAAAATTTTTCTCATATAGATTATTTGCAATTAGATATAGATCCTCCAAGGAATACATTTAAAGTATTACAAAACATAGATTTTTCTAAGATTTCTTTTTCTGTAATCACATACGAACATGATTTCTATTCTGGTGGTATATTAGAAAGAGAAGAATCAAGAAAAATATTAAAATCACATGGATATACTATGGTAATTGAAGATGTTAAGCATGGTGATGTAATATTCGAAGATTGGTATATTAATGAAAAATATATGCCAAATGATAATTGGAAAAAATTTATCGGAAGCAATATTAAATTAGATAAACAGTGTTTGGATCAAAAATATTTTAAATTATTTAAGGAAATGATTTAATTTTATGAATTTAAATATGCTGAATAAAAATAATACTTTTTGTGTAAGTTTAAACAAACAACATCCTGCCAGAATATTGAATAGCAGAGATAAATTTAATAATCAAGCAAAATATTTTGGTATGGATTTTAGATATTTCGATGCTGTTGATGGTGATGAAATAAAATTATATAACGATAATTCAAAAAATAATGATAAACAAACTGTGGGCAGAACAAAATGTGGAATATCATTCAGATACACTCCGTCTAAATTAATAACTCAAAATTGTGCAAATTCAGAATTAAGTTTTTATTATATTGGTTGTGCTTTAAGTCACCTAAAACTTTATGAAAATTTATTGTTTGATAAAGATAATGATTATTATTTAATTTTTGAAGACGATTTTATTTTTAGTAAAAAATACACATATACCCATCTAGTTGAAGATATAAACAAAATTCCAAAAGATGCTGATATTTGCTTTTTTGCTCCACCACATTGTTCTCCATTTACTTCATATTCTAAACAAAATGATGTAGACAATCACATTTACATGTTAAATAAAAATAATAGAATTTCTGGAACTTCAATGTATTTAATTACTAAGTTAGGGGCTGAAAAATTACTAAATATAGATGGAATGAACGTAAATTGGGCTCAAGATGAATTTTTAGAGATGTCATTGGGTATATTAAACGCTTATAACACACATAAAATGTACGGATTTGGTCATTTAGAGCGATTAAATTATAATATAAAAATTATAGAAACACTTGATTTAAACTACTAAAAATAATAAACAGAAAGGTTAATTAATATCATGAAAAAAACAGCATTAGTGTTAGGTGGTGGTGGATTTATTGGTTCACATCTAGTAAAGCGTCTTAAACTAGAAGGATACTGGGTGAGAGTTGTTGATTTAAAATATCCAGATTTTGCATCAACAAGAGCAGATGATTTCATCATAGGCGATCTACGTGATCAAAATATTTGTAACAATGCATTTGCTGGAAAAACTAATAGATTTGATGAAGTATATCAATTAGCAGCAGATATGGGTGGAGCTGGTTATATCTTTACTGGCGAAAATGATGCAAATATTATGCACAATTCTGCTCTTATTAATTTAAATATTGTTGAACGTTGTTTAGCAAATAAAGTAGGAAAAGTATTTTACTCTTCATCTGCTTGCATGTATCCTGCATACAATCAAGAAGATCCTAATAATCCTAAATGCTCCGAGGACTCAGCATATCCTGCAGCACCAGATAGCGAATACGGCTGGGAAAAATTATTCAGCGAACGTTTATATCTTGCTTTTGGACGAAACTATAATATGAATGTTAGAGTTGCTAGATATCACAATATCTTTGGTCCAGAAGGAACTTGGGATGGCGGAAAAGAAAAAGCCCCAGCAGCACTTTGCCGTAAAGTGGCTCAAGCAGAATCTGGTTCTCATATTGATGTATGGGGAGACGGCAAACAAACTCGTTCTTTCCTTTATATCGACGAATGTATAGAAGCCACTAGACGTTTAATGAATTCTAACTTTGTTGGTCCGGTTAACATAGGATCAGAAGAAATGATTTCTATTAATGATTTAGCTAAAATGATTATTGAGATATCCAGAAAAAATATTTCAATAAACAATATTTCAGGCCCCATGGGGGTTCGTGGTAGAAATTCTGATAATAAATTATATTATAAAAATATTGGATGGCAACCAACTCAGTCTCTACTAGAAGGTATAGAAAAAACATACGCTTGGATTAATGAAAAAGTAAGATTTCAAAACAAACAAGAATATATTTCTGTAGCAGACCTAGATATTAGAGATCGTTTTCAGTCCTAATAAGGGATTATTCGTTTTACATGGCTATTATAAAAGAATAAAAATACTAGGGGAAAAACATAAGATGACTTTGACGAATAATGGATTTTTGTGGATGTATCCTAACAATCATTCTCACATTGGCATCACTGTGTGCTTGGGAAAACCCGAAGGAACCATCCCTCAGATGTGGGGAGTTTGTACCGATCATGTTTTGGATTGGATTAAATTTAGGAGATAATATGCCAACACCGTCTAATCAAATTCTACTGAGCGTTCTGGTTTTATCTATTCCTTCTCGTCTTGAAAAGTATCTGATACCAACCTATAATCGCCTTCTTCAACAGATTGGAAACGAAACTTGTGTGGAAGTTTTAACTCTTGTAGACAATAAGAGCATGAGTATCGGAGAGAAGCGACAAGCCCTACTAGAATCCGCTCGCGGCAAGTGGATTGCATTTTTGGATGACGATGATGCGGTATCGGAAGATTATATCTCAACTTTGATTGAAACTTTACAAAATAAGTCTGCTGATGTTATAACTTTTGAACAGCATTGCACCGTTAATGGCAAGGAGTTCAAGGTTAATTTCAGAATGGGTAATCCACATGAAAGACTAAAGATAAATCCTGATGGTAGTTTGGGTGATATTAAGCGACCACCATATCATATGTGTGTATGGGCGGCTAAAATTGCAAAAAATATTCCTTTTCAAGCAATATCATACGGTGAAGATTTTGATTGGTGTTCTCGAATGTATCCGTTTGTTACTTCGGAAACTCACCTAGATAAAGTACTTCACTATTATCAGTATGATGATCGGACATCGGAAAGTATACAATATGCACCGCGATAAATGAATATTTTATACAAAGTGTTTTAATATTAAATTTATAACAATAACTCTCATAAATACATTATGAAACCGACTATTACATTATGCATGATTGTGAAGAACGAGTCTCATGTGATCCTAGAATGTCTTAATTCTGTATGGAAACACATTAATTACTGGGTCATTTCGGATACAGGTTCAACTGATAACACTAAAGAACTTATTGAAACCTTCTTTCGAGAAAAAGGTATACCAGGAGAATTTGCTGATTTACCCTGGAAAGATTTTGCTCACAACAGATCTCATGTGTTAAAAGCATGTCAAGGCAAGGCAGATTACGCCTGGATGATTGATGCAGACGATTTCTTGGTGGGAAATTTACAACTTCCTCCAAATACTGATGCAGATGCGTACACACTTAAATTAGGAAAAGGACCAGAATTTACTTGGTGGAGAAATCAAATATTTAAAACAGAATCCGAGTGGAAATACGAAGGAGTTCTTCACGAGTACGCTGCAACTTCTAAACCTAATCCTGTAATCGTTCGCCTGGAAGGACAGTACAAAGTTAATGCCAGAACTACAGGTGCCCGTAATCAAGGAATTACACCGATAGAAAAATATTCCAGAGACGCCATTACACTAGAAGAGGCACTCAAAACTGAACCAGAAAACAGTCGTTACTGGTTTTATCTGGCCCAAAGTTATTTTGATTCGCAACAATACGAAAAATCAGAACAGGCGTATATGAAACGCGCCCAGATGGGAGGATGGCCGGAAGAAGTGTATTACTCCTTGTATCGAGTGGCTATTTGTAAGGCATTAACTAATAAACCGTGGGGAGAAATCAAAGAGGCCTTTCTTAACGCGTACAATTACAGACCTATTCGAGCAGAACCTTTGTTTCATATTGCACAGATTTACAGAACAAAATTTAATCAACCGGCAGTAGCCTATATCTACGCCAAGATGGCAGCAGATATTCCGTTTCCACACCAAGACATCTTGTTTATACCAGAGGTGATGTATACTTTTGCCATATTAGACGAACTGGCTGCAGTGGCGTATTATGCTGGTCGACCTGATGTTGGATATCAGGCATCAAAGATTCTGTTAGAACAAGGACGAGTTCCCGAAAGTGAGATTCCTAGAGTTCAAGAAAATTTCAGAAAATATCAAGAAGTTATGCAACAAGTTCAACAACAAGCTCAACGGCAACAAGTTCAACAACAACAAGAAAATTCAAAAACAAAACAAAATAAAAAAACATTTAAAACAAGAAAATAATTATGAAACCGACTATTACATTATGCATGATTGTGAAGAACGAATCTCATGTGATCCTGGAATGTCTTAATTCTGTATGGAAACACATTAATTACTGGGTCATTTCAGATACAGGTTCAACAGATAATACCAAAGAACTTATTGAAACCTTCTTTCGAGAAAAAGGTATACCAGGAGAATTTGCTGATTTACCCTGGAAAGATTTTGGACATAATAAGTCTCATGTTTTAGCTGCATGTCGAGGCAAGGCAGATTACGCCTGGCATATTGACGCAGACGATTATTTGGTAGGTGAACTGCCTGAAATAAAAGATTTAACTGTAGATTGTTATAAACTTAAAATAAAATACGGCGGATTAATACACTACAGAGAACAGATATTTAAACTAGAATCTGATTGGGAGTGGGTAGGAGTATTGCACGAATGGCCCAGATGCAAAAAAGAAAACCCAATTGTTCAACGTCTAGAAGGTTCGTATAATATACAGGCAAGAATTATAGGAGGCAGAAGTGTAGGAATAACAGACAAAGAAAAATACGAAAGAGACGCCATTACACTAGAAGAGGCACTCAAAACGGAACCAGAAAATAGTCGTTACTGGTTTTATCTGGGTCAAAGTTATTATGATACTCAAAATTGGACTAAATCCAAACGAGCATATCTTAGATGTACTGAATTGAACGGATGGCACTCAGAAAAGGCCTATGCGTATTATCGTGCAGGAATATGTCAAGAATGGATAACAGAATTTTGTGCAGATCAAAAGGCTATAGAATTGTATTTAAAAGCATACGAAACAGAACAAAGACCAGAGTTTTTATGGCAAATATCAAGACTATTTTATTTGAAATATAAAGAATACCATAAGGCCTATATTTACCTTAAAATCGCATACGATACTGCCTATCCAGAAAATAGTCTGTTTCCAAATGCTCATATTTGCAAATATAATATCTTAGACGATATTTCTATTGTTGCCCCTTTTGTAGGAGAAAATGAGTTGGCCAAAACTGCAATAGAAAAATTGTTAACAGAAAACAGAGAATATATTCCGAATTCAGAACTAGGCAGAATTTTAAATAATTATAAAATTCTTACAAATAAAGAATATAAAATTCATACTGGACCAAAAGGTCCTGGAATTCCTACTGAAAATTTTGATACAAATTCAGACACTTTTGTTCCTGTTTTGACAAAAACTGTAATACCAAAGGGACCAGTTGGGATATTTTAGTACAATTTTAATATAAATATGTGATAAATGAGTTGCATATTTCCTAGTTCGCCGTCAATAGGCCAATCTTTTAATTGTAATGGTTTTATTTATGTTTGGGACGGATTTGGTTGGGTTTATACACCTGCTGGCGGCGGAATAGTAGGAGTAACTGGTTCCGCTTATATTGGGGTCAGTTCTGATGTCGATCCTAATATCATTTATCTGAGTCCAAAATTTGCTAAAGATTTGTTTGGAATAACACAAGATTGTCCTGCAGGACAATATCGATCTTTAAATGATTTACTTAGAGAATGGCAAGCTTCTAGTTTAGGATTTACTTATAACGGTTGTACTGGTGCAACTGCATCATACGGTGAGATTTTAACTCAATGGTTGGCTGAAAATGGACCAGTTGGTAGAACTGGAGCAACTGGTCAAGCAGGATCTACAGGATCTCAAGGATCTCAAGGATCTCAAGGAGATAAAGGATCTACAGGATCTCAAGGATCTCAAGGATCTACAGGATCTCAAGGATCTACAGGATCTCAAGGATCTCAAGGAGCTCAAGGAGATAAAGGATCTCAAGGATCTCAAGGAGCTCAAGGAGATAAAGGATCTCAAGGATCTCAAGGAGCTCAAGGAGATAAAGGATCTACAGGATCTCAAGGATCTCAAGGATCTACAGGATCTCAAGGATCTACAGGATCTCAAGGATCTCAAGGAGCTCAAGGAGATAAAGGATCTCAAGGATCTCAAGGAGCTCAAGGAGATAAAGGATCTCAAGGATCTCAAGGAGCTCAAGGAGATAAAGGATCTACAGGATCTCAAGGATCTCAAGGATCTACAGGATCTCAAGGATCTACAGGATCTCAAGGATCTCAAGGAGCTCAAGGAGATAAAGGATCT